ATTTGAACATGGCCACTTTTATCTACTGGATATGAATAAAAAAGTTTACCGTCATCAGTATCTTCCATATAAGCACCCATAAACTCAGCAAGATATACTACTATACCCAGTTTTTCTGCCTTATTACGAACCATTGGGGCTGTTTCATTTGGATCTAAAGGATCATCATGAGAAAGAATCAATAACTTATAAGGTTCATCCTTTTCCTCTGTGATGTAAGACTTGAATTGCTCCATTAAACTTCTTTCTTTTTACCGATATTATATTTTGTACTTAGTTCCCATTCACTCTTCTCTTTAAATGATAAAACTTTTATTTGACTTAGTGGAGCCACTGGTTCTGCAACACCTATAATATCTACTAAACCCCAATCTTTCAAAAGATTTGCGATTGTATTTCTACGAGCAATATCGTTCTCAGATAAATTTACAACCTTCCCATCAAGAGCAAATAACTCTTTGAAGTGTGTAATAAAATATCTACCTTGCTTATGGAGAATGTGACAAGACTGATATAGTTTTCTTTCTTTTCTTGAAGCAACTCCAATACGTGATAGCGTTTCACGTACCTTTAAAAAATCATCTGGTTCTTTCAAACCAACTTCTAGCATCTGATCTTGTGTCCAATTAATCTGTTCCATTATGTCTTCCACCTTTATTTAATTTTTGTTTTATGGCAGAAATTTGTTCATCAGATAATATTTTAAGAGCGGATTTTGCTTTACTATTACTATAGCCATAATACTCTTTAACATACTCTAAATTATCAACTTTCATCGCCTTCACCCAAGGAGTATATCTTTTCCTTGGTCTAAGACTATTTATTAAAAAATCAAACTGAAGTTTCTTGTCTAGGTGTGGTAATTGGTTTATTTCATTAACTAATTGAATAGTATCTGGAAAGGGTGCAACACACTTATTAACGATAAATGGAGGATATTTCTTCTCCCACTCCTCATCTTCACCATCCATAAGAGGTTCTTTAGTTTGATTTATGGCTTTCAAGTAATCTTTTAACTCATACATTAGTTTATATTCTTCACTTCAAATTTATTACCTTTTATAGCATTTCTAAAGAAATTAACATTACTATCTGTTTTAGTGCATTTAAATACTACACAAGTTCTTAAATGATAACATTCTCTAGATACTGGCATTGCAGAATGTAGAAGGGGAGCATCAAACACAACTAATCGATTACCTTTATATTCTACTAGATCACCATCAATATACGTACCGCCACCATATTCCAATTTCCAATCAAGCCGTGGATAATAGATCATAGTAAAATCCCCATCATCTACATGAAAGTGTGGTTCAATACCATGAGTGTGAGCGTTCATATAGATTCTAAGATAGGTATCAACATCATACTTTTCTTTAAACTTATATTTGTGCATTGCAGTTTCAAATATATTGTGAGTCCAATCATATCCAGCTTCTGTACATTCTTCTACATTATGTCCACAGATAATATGCCAATGTTTGTTTGGTTTCTTTAGTTGAGAAGAGTAATCATATTTCCAAGATAATTGTTTAACAGTATCATCAACTAATATAGCATTATGTTCTTCTAAAACATTATCATATATATCAATCATTTCCAAGCAGGCCCTTTCATAAAAAATGTTAGTGTTCTTCTTGTACCTTTTGTAATTGGAGTAACTTTATGATTCATAGCAGATTTTATTAATATTGCAGACCCTGGCTTTTTAAGTTCTGGGACTAAAATATCTTCTTGCTGGTATAGATAAAAATCTCCACCTTCAAATTCTTTAGGAGATAAATTAACTAACAATGTCATTTTAATATCATAGTGTGAGTTATTTGCTACATCAACATGATAATCATATTTAGATTTACTTTTAGCAGTATACGTATTATAATTTAGAGAGTCAATCATAGTTGGCCTAATTACATCATACCCAAAATTCTCATTACAAGAAACATAAGCTTCATCTATTATCCTATATATTTCTGGAACAATACTTTCATATGATACCATTTGTACATCAACTACTTTTCTATCAGTACCATCTTCATATTGCCCTGCCGTAAGGCCAGTAGGTTCCATTCCACTATAAGTTTTTTGTATTTTATCGTGTATGGTTTTTATTTGTTTTTTGTCATAAAATTCTTCCCACTGCCACCAGTTAAAATCATTGATCATTTAAATTTAGCTCTTGCCATAATTTCTGTCAAACAGGCCATCATATTTATTTCTTGGTCTGCAACAAAAGCTGATTTGTACTGGTACTCACCCAAGACCACAACGCAATGAGGGATAGTAGAACCATCCACATACTCATAAAGATTATCATAAACGCTCCTGAGCAAATGAACAGAATCATTATCAAGATTATCGACAACCCATTTTCTAACATTAGTAAACTCCTTATTTTTCATACAAGTCATAAGTTGTTTTATATTCACATCACTTAAATTTACCAGTATTCCAGCATCAATTGTACCTGATACTGAATACCTTTGTAATTCATTTAGAGTTCTACGCCAGTCTGGAAAGTGTGTATTAATAACCTCAGCAATAACTCTATTATCATACTTAACATCTTCTATATCAAGTATACTTATAACTCTCCTCATAAACTCAGAAGCAAGGTTTTGTTTCTCAGATTTAGGAATAGAGAATTCAATAACACTACAACGAGAATGTAGTGGTTCAATCAAACGATTCTTATAATTACAAGTAAGAATAAATCCACAGTTTTTATGAAACTCTTCCATGAAACCACGTAAGGCTGGTTGAGTAGATTGTGGATTTAGATAGTCTGCCTCATCAAGTATTAGATACTTTCTGCCACCTTCAAGAGATACAGTAGAAGCAAAGTTTTTAATCTTGGTTCTGAGTACATCAATACCTGACTCCTCAGAACCGTTGATCATCATATACGTAGCACCAATCTGATCAAGCATTGCTTTTGCAATAGTTGTCTTACCTACGCCAGGCCCACCTGATAATATCAGATTGGGTATATGATCACTTTCAACAAACTCAGTGAAAGTGTCTTTTAGATTTTTAGGAAGTATGCACGAGCCTACATCCTTGGGACGATATTCCTCGACCCACAAAAAATTTTCCATAATATAGTTTCCTAACTTTAAGCGGCATAAGAAGATTCTGGTTCCAGAGCAATAAAATACTCTATATCAATATTAGAGTTAGTAAACTTACTAATATTTTTTGAAGAAACTTCGACACCATAAGAGCCAGGAATTAATTTTAGATTTTCAACCTTGAACCAGAATTTATATTCTACATCACTGTCTGGAACATCTAATTCAGTTGCATAATCATTTGCAGTTGTATTCTTTTTATCAGTAACTCTAAGTTTACCATTTTCAAGAACCATATCAGGAGCTCCAATAACGGATGCAGCTCTTGTTATTTCTGCAAGGATATCACTAGAGAAATCAAACTTAACTTCATTTGATGGCATAGTAATATCTTTGTTTGGTGTAGTGACCACAGATGGATCAGAGTACCAATACTTTAAGGATTTAGAAGAACCTTCTTCTGTTATGACAACAAAATCATTTTGAAAATCTAAATCTGGTGTTCCAAATAAAGACAGTGCAGATAGAAATTCATTGAGATCATAGATTGCGAACTCTTTTGTAAAAGATTCTTCTACCTTTGCTTTTGCAACAATGTTCTTCATTGCTGACATGGTAGCAATATCACTACCTTCCTTGATTACAAGGTTTTGGTTTATGGTTGAGAAATTCTTCAACACATTTATTGTTTGACTACTTAGTTTCATTTTCACTTTTCTCCATTATGTCGTGATTGTATAATGCTATAATACCATAGTGAATCACTTTTAGCAAGTCCCTTTTATCATAACCGTTCTTTTTTCCATATCGTTGTGCGTATTTCATGATGTTACCGATACAGAAACCTTCACCATGTCCACCGTCTATAATGAACTCTGTAGCCTGAAACTGGTTCGTGCTATAGTGTTCATCATAAGTTGAGTCGATGTATTCTTTCAATTCAGACAAAGCTTTGTCTTCATTATATTTGTATTCTATTTTAGTTATTGTTTTTCTCCATTAAGATGATCTTCTAATTCTTTTTTAGTATCAAAAACATTCCAGTTTACTGCCAGAGAACGTCTTTCTCCTTCACCAAAAAAAGGAAATACTTGATGCTTTAACCAGTTTGGAAATATTATTAAACGACCAGCTATAGGTTGTTCATAAGATTCTGTTACTGGTCTTAATTGTAATACGTCTTTACGTGTAGTTGTACCCCAGATCAATTGTGTCCAACCATCACAAAGGCCAGATGCATTAGTTAAACCTTGTTTTGCGTCATCATCTTCAGTAACACTCTTAATACAACTTGGAACCTTTAACCATAATATACCACTAAGTCCAGCTTCTGTTTTTACACCATGATCGTGTATTGGATTATAATCTCCAGCATATGCATGATTAGTCCACAGATCAGAAACCATTGCTTTAGATATGCGACTATACGCTTTCTGTAAGTATGCAGTTGCCATCGTATCCAAAAGGTCTTTTAGTTGCAAACCAACTCCAGCACTACAGTCAAAATCTAACTGTGCAGATTTTTCATTTTCTTTTAATTGTCCTGCTAGATTTACGGCATAATTTATATTGTTTGGTATGGTGTTATTATCAATGTATTCATTCACTTCATCAACAATAGATGGAGTAAGGTCTAAACTAAAAATCTTTACAGCAGGCTCTTCCCTTACGCTCCAATTTGCAGTTTCTATAAAATTTTCATATTTATCCATTTAATTTATCCTCTAGATTAAGACTCACTTTTGCATCTGGATTTTCTTTCATTTGAGTAATAACTTTTGCATACTCAGAAGTGTAATAATTATGTGCTCCAGCAACATCCACATAATTAAACCAACCAGTAATAATAATTTTAGTTTCTGTTGGAGATATAATACCTCTATGTGTATGTGTGAAGTCAGTAGGCCAGATTGCAGTTAAACCTTTTTTT